ATTCTATTAGCGTATTTATTATAAGACTGAGGTAATTCGTGTTTTGCTTTCTGATACGTTTGGTAGTCAGTTGTGTGATGGTCTGCAACAGGTGGTGTTACCGTTGTAGTCAACCAAAAAAGGAACATACCTCCAAGTAATACCAAAGCTCCGTATGCAAAGAATGACTGCTCTTCTGAGTCTAACATTCTAAATTCATTAATCAGTTTTTTCATAGCGTGTCTTTTAAAAGTTTTAACATTAAATTGTAAAGCGCAAAAGCGTGTTGAGTTTCTTTGTGATTAACACCAAGCGTATCTCGCTTGGTTACATACTCCTGCCAAAGTTTCTCCTCCTCAGCAAGCATTAGTTTTGTGTGTTCTTTCATAGCGTTGTTTAATTATCTGATTACAATTTCTTGTGTTTGTTTTCCGTTTTCCATTACATCAATTAATCCGCTGATAACTCGTCTTGTGTTAAAGTGATTCGCACAAAATGTTAACGATTGACGAGCATAAAGATTAGTTCTTGATTCTTCTTTTAATGCAGCAAAAAGAGATTTTAATTGGTCAAGAGTATGGCTTTCAAGTTTTACATTATGAGCATCTTGTTTCCAAAATCTTACAACTTTACAATCTTTAAGAGTAACATTAAGTGTAATTTTTCCGACTTTAATTTGCTTTTCCATAGCGTTTATTTTTTTGTGTTTGTGAATTAGTTATATGCAAATATAGATACTCTTTCGTAATTACCAACAAAAAAGTTACATTTTTTTTAAAGTTTTTTCAGTTTCCTTTATTTTACAAGGCTTTCAGGCGCAAAGTTTTTTCACAATTATTTTACTTGACTTACATTTTGACATAAAATAACGGGTAATTCTTGCCACTTAATGTATAAAAAGATGGAATATTTATACATAAAAAAGCCCCCAATTAAGGAGGCTCTTACGCTATGAGTAGTGGTTAGGATGTCACAAATATATTTAAAATATGTGACTAATTCGGCAAACCTGACCAAATTCTTTGTGGTGGATAAAGCCTTCGACTGCTTTAGGAACTCCCGTGTACCCGTTTCTACTATGCCAAGAGTCCGTGCCTGAAGGACTTCTCAACGATTCAACAGTCACTCCGATGTAATCTTTAGACGTTTTGTGGTGAACGTGGTGCGTGTAAACGTAGCGATGCTTGGTCTGACTCCATTCAACAGGAAACTCAGTTGCCATCAATAGAGGTAAGTCTTGGTGTTTCGCTCCATCTCCGTGAGTCGTGCCGATAAGGTTCTTTCCGTATTGGTAGCCTTTTCGATGTGCAATAGAGCAGTCAAAAGAAATGTTGTTGCAGTCTTTAAACCAAGTTTGAATAACGTCAGCAAGAAAGAAGCCGTGAGTATAATCGTGATTTGAGGGATTGAAAGTAAAGTGAACATCAGCAATCCCAATAAGTTTTTCAAGAATTTCGACATATAGTTTTTTAGCGATTAAGAAATTAGTGTACCACATTCCGTCCGTGTCTTGTGGTGTTCCTGACGTTGTAGTTCGTTTTGGAGTATCAATGTGCAGAATGTCGTTGCCGCCTATAAATAGAATCTTGTCAATCTGAAATCCACTTGCTTTGTCTAAAATGCCTTGCACACCTTCTAAGACACGTTGTACTGCTATTTGGTTGTTATATGTCTCTCCTACTTCAAAAGCATCGCAGAGCTTACCGATGTGGATGTCAGCAGGGTCTACTACTAATAGATGTCCGTCAGTTGATGGATTCCGTGTTATTGTAGGATATTTAGGAGCGTGATTCTTAATCTCAGCTAATATAGATTCACGAATCTTCTCGTAGTTCTGCTCCTCTTCAGGTTTATAGTTTGGATTCTTAAAGAAAAGCGAAGCCTTCTTTGATTTGAGCCATCCGTGTTTAACGTCAGCATCGTTTAAGCCCATTCCGTTGGACTCTTCTTTTATCGCTCTATATTGTTCGATGATTTCTATCTCATCGTTCTTCAGGCGATAGCGGTTGTGTTTTCTCATAAAGTGTATTTAGCGAACTTCATCAGGTATTTAGCAGCAAATCCTGCAACGAATCCGATTATAAACAACCATAGATTTGGTTTCGTGTTTTTGTGCTTCTCAGTTTTCCACTTGACAACCTCTACTTTTTCAATCATTCGCAGGGTATCTCGTTTTAATTTGTATTCAATACGGGTCTCAAATCGTGTTTTAGGCACTTCTAAGCGTTTGTAACGCACTATTGTATCTTTTTGGACTAATACCTTTTCCCAATAAATTGAGTCTCTTAAAACGTAAGGAATTGAGTCTATTGTAGAAATACGGATTGTATCAGCGGACTCCCCTACGCTAAATCCTTTCTTCATTGCTCTACGGATGTGATAGTTAGCGGAGCATCCTGTCGCAAAAATTGCCAATATTAGCGACAAAATCAGGCTATAGGTTGACAAACGTTTCATATTTTTAAGGTTATAGGCTTACGGACGGAAAGTTTTTTTATAGTCTTCTAAGCGGTTTAGCCACCCTTTAAGGAACTTTGCGTTTTTACCTACACCAATGGCATAAAAGAAACGCTCACGCTCGTTAGCTAAGGCATCAAATAGTTCTCTAACAGGTACCGAGTTTGCAGCTAAAATAGTTTGATTGCCGATTATTCCGTCTATTTCTACTTTTTTACCAAGTAAGTTAAGCACTCTTTGTAGAGATACACCTGCTTGTTTAGAACCTGAACCCCAAGCCAAACCGGTAACAAATGCAGCAATGTTCTGAGAGTTGTACGCATCGCCTTTGACTTTATCCCAATATCCCTTCTTGAATATTTTAAACCACATATCAGCAGGCATACGGTAAAAATCAGCGTCTTTCTCTTTTCCGTAGAATTGAACCCAAGCAGCGTAAGTGATACCTGCGTTAGTATGCCACCCTGTTTTACCATTGTAAGGTGTAGGGCAAGGAAAAGACGAAGCTGAATCATTTTTGTCTCGGCTTAGACCGCCTTCCCACTTCTTAACGAACTTAATGTATTTCTCTATGATTTCCATAACTTGTTTTTAAAGGTACAAATGTCCTGTTTTTTGTCCGTTTTAATGGACATTATAAGTGTTTTTCACCTCAATTAAGTAAATACCCCGCCAACGTTTCAGCGGGGGGTTCTCGGTGTTCACCTATGGCAAGCAGTCGAGTGGAGTGCGGTTTAATCGGTTTACTCAACCAATAACTTGCACCGTCAGTTATTTTAATTCTTCTACCTGCTCTTTGCTACGTTTAACAAAGGCAATGAACTTATCCCAAACATTAATACCTGTAACTGAGAAGTAGCTTTCGTTGATTGACTTTACTTCCGTGAAAACGCAGAACGCAGTAAACGCTTTTGTCATTACCAAGTCAACTGAAATGAAGTAGCTCAATAAATCGCTCAGGACGAACTTTTCAAGTAAAAAGATAAATACTATCGCACCACTATACAAAAGGCTCTTAGAAATCGTATTTGAAAGCCTACGGGAGCGTATTGATGCCCATCCGTTTTTGCGTACACTTCGCCAAATGCCGAAACACATATCAAGAACGATTGTTGCAATAGCCATTAACACCATCGGCTTAACGGGTGCTAACACGGACACCATAGAAATAAGGAGAAGAGATTTAGTTTTCATATTGATTTACGATGTGCCAAGTTAGATAAAAGCCGTAGGTAGCAGCTAAGAACTTTTGATATAGGTGTTCGCCTTCAAAGATTAGAGCAATGCAGGTTGCGTAACCTAACACGAAGTACATTGAACCGATTGCGTCTTTATGTCTCATTAGAACGGACTTGGTGTAGGTTTAGGAATGTAGATAGTCAAAGGCAAATCTTTCACCCACTCAGTTGCAGGGTTTATAGTGTTTGCAATCTCCTCTACTGAAATTATCCAATTTTCGTTCAAATCTTGGATGCTGTTATAGAACGAGTCAGGTGCGTACCATTGACCTTGTAATTCGTCTTTTTGTACCTCAGTCAACAACCCCACTAAGGTTGTTACATCAATGTCAGTTAAATCTTTTGTGTTGTAAGTTATCATACTTGGCGGAAAAGTTGGGTTTGAAATGCTTGCACTCGGGTGTAAAGGTTAGCTGCTTCGGTGTCGGTTAAGCCGTCTCCGATGGTTGAAAAGGCGGTTTGATAATTATTATGCAAACGTACTCCATATAATAGAGTATTCTGACATCCTAAATAAAGAGAAGGATTTTCTTGTAAAGTAGCTAATGCTGCTGTTGATGTAGAGTCCGTTTGTATTGTTCCATTAATCTGATACTTCATTGCAGTACCATTTGTCCGATTACTCATAAAGAATCCTGCTGTAGTATTTCCTGTGCTAATACCACCTTGGTCAGATTCTACTGAATTGTTTGCGTGGTATTGTGTCCATCTTGCTAATACATATAATGATTGTGTTCCCATCATTACCATATTAGCAGCTGAATTAGTTCTTGAGTAATAACTAACGTGAGCTGAATTTAATTGTAAATTAGCTGAACTACTTAAAAACGGATTAGCAAAACTATTAACACCATTACCCTGCGCCCCATTATTTGAATGCGTCCATCCTCCGTTGAATACTAATCTAAAGGCAGCGTCTAAATCTCTTGGGTCTTTTAAGTTCCATTTGTGAGCAGTAGCAGTACCACCTACAAACGGATAGACCGCTTTCATTTTAGTCCAAATGCCGTCCGCTTTCATACCTACCACAAGGTTGTTGATTGCAGTTTGTTGAGTAGGGTCAGTTATAGCAGCAGCAGTAATGAATGCCTGAGCGTCTGAATCAGTTGTAATACCTACAATGTCCGTAGCACCTGCCCAAGATTTAGCGTGTGAGTCTCCCCACCCGATGTTATTGTTTGCGCCTTGACCCCAACCTATTGAGTTGTTAGCCGCTCCGTCTCCCCATCCGTTGCTATTTGCCATCTTTGTTAAGTTTAGTTAGAAAAACACGAAGTTTCTCAATGTTTTCTTCTTTTGGTTTGTATGTTCCTACCTTAGTTCGTGTTCTCATATGTACCAACTAATTCTATTATTAGAGCTATCAGGGTACATATCCCCGTTAGAGTTATTATTGTACTCAGGAAACAAATCGTTTCTAAAGCAGATGTAATCAATGAAACGCTCCGTGTAGTGTTGAGCAATCTGACGTTCCTTTTCAATTAAGAAGTCAACTTCGTTTTTTTCTACGTTCTCAGAGTTCTCAGATGAGTGTTTGTAGACTCCTTTATTAGCGATTGTATAAGCCGCAAAAGGTAAGTATTCTACCATTGCCCAATGTATCAGCATAGGCTTTACATACGTCTCGGTAAGTGTCTTATAGTTACCTGTGAGCGTACCTGCTACAATCAAAGTTTGTATTTTTTCAAGTAGCTTAGTACCTAAGTAGTTTTGAATGTGAATATCTTGGGCGATTTTGATAAATTGTATGAATTTGTCACTATCCACATTTCCATTCACCGCAGTAAACCTCACCAAATCGTCTCTTGTAATTAGTAGTGCAGTTGCCATTATTAATCGTTTTTAGGTAAATAGCCTCTTGTTGGTGTGTCAATAGGACGCGTAGAAACCAAAGCCTCATTCTTGACAACGTAACCTAATTTCTCAGCTTTGCGGACTGCCACTTGTTTTAATTCTTTGCTACCTACATTCAATGCCTTACCTGAGAAAGTTGCATATACTTGTTTGTTCCACCGATGGTAACAGTTCGCACCGCCCTTGTGCAACCATATACTATAGAAATCTGTTCCACGAGGGCCGAAACCTTTGTTAACAACTTGGTCTCCCATTTTAATTATATCCTCTTTGCGGTAGATTTTTTTAGCATCCATCATAGCATTGCAGAACGCTCTGCCTTTGCCACTCTTTCCGCCCGTCTTACCTTCGTAAACATAGCGAGTGATAAACTTGATGCCGTCAATTACCTTGTCTTGTCTTGATGTGATGTTAGGACGTGCATCGCCTGTGCTTACAAGCTCAACTAACTTTGAAAATAAGCTCTTTTTAAGGTCTTTAGAGAGCATTTCATTCTCAGTATCATCCAAGTCATAGTCTACGGGAAATTCGTCTATTAGAAGCCAATTAGCATCAGGCTCTTCACCGAGTTCAATCAACGCTTTTGCAACGTCTTCACTTAGGTGTTCGTGTTTGCTTAGTTCCGTTCCCGTTTCTTCAGCTACCTGCTCTTGGTTTTGAGCGTTCTCCAAATCCGTAAATTCAAGCGGTTTAAGAGTCTTAAAGAATAAGTTAAGGGAAATGCCGTTGTAAGACAAGATAGTGTCTAAGGCTTCAAGTATTTCGTCCTGAAGCGGCTTAATTACCATATTGTTAAACAAGATAAACGAGTTTTGTAGCTCATCAGCATTAGACGAGAATCCGTTTGCACCTGCAATCCCGAAAAGTAGCGGAGATGTAACGTTGTGTCCAAGCATAATTTTACGCATACACTCCTCAGATAAGTATGTGTAATGTTCAGGTGCGTCATTCAAAGGCAAATCGTCAACCGTTGTTTTAGTGTCCATATTGTCGTTGAACGCTACGATTACTTTCTGACCTTTAGAGCCTGTGAGTTTGCCTAAGACTTTATTTGTAATGATAGATTGCTGCTCTTCAGTAGGTACTCCGTTGTTGAAGTTGACAACCTTAGTACCTGAGAAACCGTTTTGAACCTCGTTGATTAAGTAATCAGCTATCTCCTCCTCAAGTAGTGCGTAAGGTACTGCACCTTGATAATCAGGATAAGCGTAATATTTCATACCTACTGCGTAAGGCTTAGAGAATAAGATCTCAATCTTGTCTTTAGAATATCCGTAAGCAGGAATGCGAACAGGTGGGTATTTCTTTACGTCAGTCCAATCGTCCGAATAATAGTAGGCTTCGATTTCTCCGTCTTTATTACACTTTTCAGCACGCAATAAGTTCACAGGCATATGAAAAGCCTTCAGAATTCTATCGTGCTTGTCGTTGTAGTGTACTTGAATGGCAAACTGACCAAGCATCTTTCTATCAATCGCAATCTTGCGCAAACAATCCTTATTGAAAAGAGCCATAGCTTGAGCGTACTCATTAGGCTTGCGGTTGGCATCAGTAGCAGACAAGCCACGTCCGTAAACCAAACGTGAAATGTTATTGATAATTGCGTTGTTAGTGGTGGAGTTCGTGTATCTATCCAATAAGAATTGGTAGTAATTGTTGTCTTCTCCAAAGTCAACCCACGCATCACGCTTGCTCTCCTGAATAACGGGAGTAGTGTATGCCGATAGGTTTAAGACGTGTACGTTGTTACTCATAAACTATGAACGTATTTGTTGTGGTGTTAGATGTGTAGTCTCCGTTGTTTACGGAAAATGAAACGATGTTTTGGTCAGTACAAAAGATTCTATCCTTGTAAACGATGTCCGTGTTTTTGTACAATACCAAATCGTAAAAGTGACCTTCTTTTAAAGCAAAAATTGCCGTAATTGTGTTGACGTAGTTTCCTGATGTCTGAGATGTGATAGCTATTGTAGCAGGTACGTTTGTTTGGTCATCAGTCAAAACCATTGATGTAGGTGTATCTCTTGGAATAAACGAGAACGTCTGAGCTGATGTAGATGTTGTTAGTACAATCATATTCTAAAGACGTAGATTTACACGAATTGTTTTAAAAGCAAAAAGGGCAGCCAAAGCCACCCTTCTCACACGCTATGAAGAAAACGATTATGCAGTTACGATAGTAGCCGTACCGAATGCAGTAATTAAAGTAGCTTCTGAATTGACATCAATTAGATTAGCGTAGAGCTTCTCAGTCCCAACAAAAGTCAAAGTGTAACCGTTAAGGTCACCCATTGCAGTACCATTTGAAGCAGTTGCAGTAGTCAATTCCATTCCGTGTTGTAGACCTGCAAAAAAGAATTGGTTGTTGCGGTTACGAACAATAATGTGAGGACGTCCGTAAGCAAGTAATTTAACTGACTTGTGAGTTGTAGCATCTTGCTTCTTCAAAGTCATTGTTAATGTTTGCTCTGCGAAAGTTGTTCCGTTCTCACGGCTTGAGTTGTAAACTTGCTCAAAAGAGTTTGTTCCTTTGAGTTCGTATTTGTAGAGTGATGATACACCTGCTACCGAGTCGATAACGTCAACATTGACACTATCATAAGTGATACTTGTGTAATCATTAAAGTTAACGAAGTAAACTGCATCAATGCCTCCTACGGCATCTTTACATACTTCCAATCGTCCATTTGCTAAGTCGCACATTTTTCTGAATTTTAATAGGTTATAAAAAAGGGAGGAGCGAAAACCCCTCCCCGATTATTTAAGTTCAGCTAAGATTAGTTAGCAGAGTTTGTGATTCCGTAAGTAACGATGTCCTCAGCAAAGCCGTATTTAGCATCTGCGGTGAAACGCATAACTACACGAACATTCTCATCACCTAAGATGTCTGCAGTATCAATAACTTTAACAACGTTCATATCGTTCATCAAGCCTGTAGCAAAGTGAAGGTTAGAAGTAGTTGAAGCGATACCTGTGTTAGCAGCAAGACCGTTAGCCATAAAGATTGGAAGACCATCGAAGCTCAAAGAACCATTAGTGTACCATTGTGTACCTTGATTGTTAGTACCATTAGCACCAAGACCTGAAGCACCGAAACCACCTAAAGCACGGATATATGCTTTAACGATGTTTTGAGAAAGGTACAATTTCAAGTCAGCTTGTCCGTACATACGAGCAGGGATAGCGTCAACGATTTTACCCAACTCAGCGATAACGTTAGCAGCAGTAACAGTAGTACCTGCAACCTCTTGAGCTGATGGCAAAGAAGCATCAGTAGTCAATTGTGTCATAATACCTGCGAACTGACCTGCAGTATTGTTAACACCTGTCCAAATAGTTGTCTCCATAGAAGCAGCAACATTGGCAGAAACGTAAGCGATTAGATAATCTTCGAAAGATTTAGGAAGAGTATCGAATGCAGAGTAACCCATCTCAGCAGCTTGCCAAGTAGAGTGAAGGTCTTTCTTACAAAGAAGTACATTTACTTGAAACTCCTCAGGATTGAGAACACGCTCAGTAAGGGTAACTGTACCGCTTGCGCTGAATTCGCAAGAAGCATTGGCAATCAACGTATCCGTAGCGAATTTTTGAATTACTTGTTTGTATTTAACATTCGGGTGAATTGTTAAACCACCTTGCTCAAGGGTAGGTGCAGACAATAAAGCTGCAGCGATGTACTTGCCTGCGAATTCGCCTGCGTAAGTAGTACCTGTAGTAACGGGATTTGGCATTTTATTAAGTTTTTATTTGTTTAATTTTTCAAGAATAATATCCATTGTAGTTTTCGTTCTGCTCTTAGCAAATACGTGTTTCTCCATTGGCTTTGTGTTTTCAGGATTGAAAGAAATAGGCTTAGGCTCTTCGCTCAATTCTACAGGTGCAACTTCTTCTGCAACTTCAGTAGTTTGTGCTGAAAGTTTTGCTTTCAATTCTTCGTTTTCCTTTTTAAGTGCTTCCATTTCGCTGAAGAAAGATTCTTTAACGATAGACTCAATGATTTTTTTAGCTTGTGGTGCAGTCTCGGTAGCGGCTTCTACTTCTTCTTCTACTTCAGGAGCTTCAGGAGATTCTACTTCTACTTCAACTTCAGGCTCGGCAGCTTCACGAACATCAGCGATAACACCTTCTTCGATAACTACAAGGATACGCATATCCTCTAACTCATACTCTCCGATTGGAAGTGGGATGCGTTGTTCGTCTTCAGTTAAGATAAATACAGGTTGACCTGCTTCAAATACGTCTGCTTCGAGTGTAGATACTCCGTCAGAAAGCATCATAGTTTCCAACTTCACCTCTAAACCTAAAAGTGTGCGGACTTTGTTTAAGATTGATTTTTCGTTCATTTGTTTAGATTATAAAGACATATACTTGTTAGCTGCATTAATGGCAGAGTTAACTGAAATGCCATTTTTAGAAAAGTCTCCCCATCCTTTAATATCTCTTTCAGAAAGACCTAAATTTTTAGCGGCAGCAACTGCTTTCTCATACAATTTATCTTCAGCTTGCTGATATTTTTCAGCATTGGGATATAATTTCTTGACGTTTGCTACTTGCTTTTGAAACTCGGCTTGTAATTTATTCAATTCCACCTGCGTTTTATCTGCCATATCAACGGCATCAAATAAAGAATTAGAAATTTGAATTGCTTTTGTACTTGCAGCAGCAATATCCTCAACTATACCTAATTCAATACGCTCTGAAGCGAGTTCTACTTTGTTAACTTCGGCTATCTTAGCCATTGCACTTTTCATTGTGTTCATAATCAATAGACGTTTTAATTTATATTTGTTTTATTTTTACGAAAGGACTACTGTTTGTGTCTTGCCTATTCCCTGAGCTTGTAAACTACCATCGCAGCACTTTACGGAGTATGTTCCGTTTTCGCATAAGCAGCCTCTTTTGCTTCCCGCTCTTGGACTTGACTTGCTTGGTGTTTTAAACTTGCTCATTTCAATAGGTCTTTAAGTTGTTCGATGACTTCGTTTTTCTTTTGTTGCTCTAAAGACATTTCTAACTTGTCAGCGAAGTAGCCTTCAATTGAGAAGCCTTTAACTTTTCCGTCTTTTACGTCTTGCCATACCTCATCGTTGTCGACTTTCATAGAAATCATCCACGTACCTTTTGGTAAACTGAAGCCATATAATTGGGATTTATCCGATTTAGGGTCATCAATTAACCAAGATTCTACCACGGTCATTCCTTTAACTGCATCCTTGTGTTCGTAGGTTGCGTTGGATTGGTTGCCGTTTTTGAAGAACAACTCCATTGCCTGACGCACCGTGTCCTCTGAAAAGTAAATGTAATACTCCTCTTTCTTTGCGTTTACACGATAGATTTTCTTGTTAGGAATTAAAGCTGCGCCCATTAAGATGCGCTTCTCTTTGTCAACTTCTTTGAGTTCTACTTCGTGTTTTGATAGGGCGATAAAGTTCTCCTCAATAGCAGGAGATTCGACTACACTCACGGCATCAATTCCGCTTTGTGAGTCTTTTTCGTCAATAATTAGTTCGATTACTTGCATATTTTTTAGACGTTAAATTGTTACAATGTTGCGTTTTTAATTCGGTTGCGGTCAAGTGCCTGCGCTGATGTTACCTCTCCTGAAACTACATATGCCTGCATTGGTGTTTGTTGGATTTGGGCGAGCTGATTCATTCCTGAGTTGCCGACTACGTTAAACGATGGAGACATTGACGGAATAGAGCCACCGCCATTGCCACCGCCTCCGCCTCCGCCAACAGAACCGCCCCCCTCAAACTTTTGTTGAGAGATTTTAGCTACGTTAGCTAAACCTGTTGCTACTGCGATACCTGCTGCGATACCACCACGAATTGGTGAATCAGGAGTTGGAATAGGAGTAAATTGAGAAGCGTAAGCACTTGTTGCATTCTGATAAGTTGTAATTAAAGCACTTGCTATGTTAGCAGCCTTTTGAACTTGAAACGCACGTTTTGCAGCCTTCTCTGATTTACCTGCAAACAATTCACTAATTGAAGCAATTGCAGATAACCCATCTAACGTTGCTTTAACTTGGAATGAGTTTGCTTGCTCTGCAATCTTTGCCGCACGTTGACCCTTTACTTGAAGTTCTAATAGTTCTTGCTCGTTGGCTTTACGTTTCATCTCAGCCTCCTCATTGAGTTGACCTTGTAAAACACTTAGTCCCTCTTGACGTATTTTTATCTTTTCAAGTTCTATAGGTTTTAGTTCTTTGTCTCTAATTTCGGCTAATTCTTTTGTTGCCGCTTCATAACGCTCACGAGCTTGCTTAAGTCTTTCTTCTTTTTGCTCTGCATAGTCCTCACTTCTATCCTTCTTGTCTTGCGCTCTTGCTTCTTCTCTTGCAAATCTTTCTGATTGTATTGTTGACCTTTCAGCGTCTAAAATATCCTTTAGCTCTCTTCGTCTTTCTATAGCATAAGCCTTGTTGATACCTTGTAAGTCGTTGTATTCTTTTAATGCTATGTTGTAACGCTCTCTTGCCTTCTGAGATAAGTTCTGACTGCGTTCAATCTCAAGTTTAGTAGTATTCTTGCCATTGATTTCAGCCATTTTGATTTCGTGGTCATAACTTGCGGCTATTGCATCAGCTCTTTTCTTGGAAGACTCCATTGCCATATTATTGGCGGCAGTTACTCTTTTGGCGTTATCTTCAATAGCTTTAGCATTTCTTTTAGCAGCGTTGTCAGTTATTCCTAACCAATCCGTGAAATCCTCAAAAGCACGAGTAACAACTTTTACATTAGTCAGTAAATATGCTAACGCACCAACCAAAGCAAGCACACCTGTGGTCATAAAGATTTTAGATGCCGTAGTCATACCCGTGAAACCTGATACAACTGCAGTTTTTAACGCTTTAAATGACGGAACTGCCTCTCTGAATCCTTGAATACCTTGCTGAATAGCCATTGCTGACTGAACTTTGAGCAAAGCCTTTTCTATTTGCTCTGATTCCGCACCAAACGTACCCATCACACCCTGAGCCAAACTGAACCCTGCAGTAACACCATTTAATGCACCACCTAACTTTTGCGTCATTGTGGTTGCAGCAGCGTCAACGGCTAAGTCAGTTTGAATCTGAACCTTTCGATAATTACCTACTGTCTTTAATAAGTCTTGGTATTCTTGTGTTGCGGTTTGTCCTGCGTTGGCTAACTCATACAATCGGTCTTCTGCCTCGCCCATACGAGTTGTAAGCGGTTGTAAATCGCCATAGACTTCTTCAAAACTTGCAGAGACATCGTGAGTAGCTTTAGCGAGGTCATCCATCGCCTTAGTAGCTTGTTTGGTATCTACGTTTATTTGTATGTTTTTAACCTCTGCCATTTTGTTTGTTTATAAGTTCACGTTTTGCTTGTTTAATTCCTTTCTTCAGAGACGTGTGTAGCTTGTATTTTCCTTTGGCGATGTCTATGGCTTCCGTGTTTCCGTAGAAGTCATCTAATTGCAGCATTGTTATTATTTGTTGTATCATTGGAATATATTAAAGTATTCGTTTGAGGTTGTACCATCTAAATAACTATAATCAATACGGATTGTATAAACCGTTCCTGCTGAACCTGCAGGAATGCCTATCTGAATTATCTGCGAACTTTCTACAGGGTTTACCGAGAATGTTATATCAGGGTCGGCACTTGTTAAGTAAGCCTCATAAGCTCCGTTAGGTAAGTTTACAGGGTAGTTTACATTACCTCCTTCCGTAGATGCTTTTGGAATTGGGATAGTTGAATTAATTACGGGTCTAAAATCCATTATCAACTGAAAATCTACATCTCCCGTGTTTAGGTTGCTCTTCATTTCGTTTATGATGTAACGCTTGTCTCGTATGATTAGCCTATCGTTTAGCTGAAGGTTTGTTAGTAGGCTTGTAGGTAGGTTCGTCTTTACGTTGACCAATCGCTGCTTCAGATTATAAAGATTGTACAAGTAACTGAAATAATACTGACTGAACTGCGTGTTTTGAATTGGTGTATTTAATAGCGTTGACGTCTCAGGCGCAAAGTTTAGCGTAATATCTGAGTTGTTAAATTCTAAGTCTTGCCCAAATGGAGTGTAAGTTGTGATTGTTGAGTGACCGCCTCCATCGTTTGCGAATTTAATATCCGTTGTTTGATTATCATATTGATACAATAAAACAGGTTTAGGAATGTACGGGGAAAACTCCCCATTAAGCGAGTAGCCGAGTTGTAAATCCTGCGTGCCGTTGTACTTAGTTTGCAATAGATTCTCAAAGGGTACTTCAATTGTAAACTCGCCACCATCGTAGTTGTATTGGTAAGTCGTGTCTCCGTAGTTTCGGTTGTAGGTCTGCGAGAAGTTCTTGTTAAGGAAGCACTCAGAATCTTGAAACTTGAATTGAATCTTTTTGTAAAGCGGCATTCGCTCCATTTCGATTGTAGTTACATCCGTGTGCTGAGAGATGTCTACAATTGCGCCTTTGGAATACCAATCATCTAACGGTTCGAGCCAATATTCGTTTTCTACAAGCGAGTAAATAGTCATATTGAACATAAGCATAATTCCTTTTAAGAACTCGCCTACTTTCATATTAGGAGCATTAGCTGAAAGGTCTAAAACTAAAGACATAGCTAAAGACGAATAAGTTATAGTAAGGTAATCAACAAGCGAACCTGTAAAACTTGAGTTTAAATAGCTAACTTCATAAACTAAGTTTGAGTCTATTGTATTAGTTCCTGATGTCCGTATTTTTATAGTGTATAACGCATCTAATCCAACTACTTGAGGCAAAGTATCAAGCGTGTAAGTACCCGTTCCTGAGCCTACAATTGTGTTGAATAAGTTTCCGTTTTGGTATACGTCAATGTAATATTCAGTTGCAGTTGTTGTAGAAGTTACGTTGTATTTTAGATTGTGAAGGAATACACCTGCTATTTCTTGAACGTGAACTGTGTTAGTTGCTGCCGTGTAAGTTTGCGTAAGGTCGTAAGTAGTAAATGTAGGAACAACCGTAGTCGAAGTAAGGTTGTAGCCGTAGGAAGTTTTTACAAGCGTTTCCTTACCCTTAAACCATAAGAACAATTTAGTAAATCGCTCATCAGTTAGGAAAGTTCCGTTAAATGTAATTCCGTATTTCGCTTCAATAGCCTCAAGAATCTTAGTTACCCTTACTGCAGGAAACAACTCATCTTTATTTATAGCCCCTGAAGTGGTGTGAATATCGTTTTGAGTTAAGACGGAAACAAGCCAATTTGGAAAAGGAACGTTTACAGGTGTACTCTGATACTCCCAAATGCGATTAGACGTGATTAGCGGGTACTTTACATCGTAAGCATTGGTATTGTCTTGGATGCGGGTAATAACCTGCGCAGAAGTAAAATTGTGCGATAATGCCGTATAGTCTAAATCTGATAGTAAATCCTCTCCAAATAAATCCTTAAGCGTTACACCTTCTCCAAAGAACGTGATTTTGTATGCTGATGGTTTGCCGTTAGTGATTACTGCTCCGTCTAATTGAATCTTTCCCTTTCTAAAGGTAGTTAAGTCTATCTCAATGTATCCGTCTTTACGCAGGTTCGGGTCAGTAGTTGCGTTGACATCTGACTGATACCAATGTTCAAAGATTGCGTTGTTATGCGAGCTTGCAGGTACGGTGAATCCCTGAGAGAAGTCCGTGTAGGTTTTAGATAAGTCCTGAACGTTTTGAATTGACGATGTTACGTTGATAGTCTCATCGTTGAAGAGTTCAATGCGCTGACCTTCGATGTATATTGTTACGCTTCTATTCATTACGATACTGAATTGATGGTGTCAAATGCGTATTCAAATTCCATTTCGTAGCTAATCAAAGACGAGTTAATAGATTTCTTTAGGTCTACGGATTTTGTGTTTAGCTTGGCAGCTTTCTTATCAATCAGGATTCTTTCGCTTAACATCATTTGTTTAATGACTTCATTGAAGCTCTCAGATACCCAATCGGTGTTCACTCGAATAGTTTCCTTTCCGTTAGCATTAAAGACCTTTCTCTGACCTTCTTTTGTATCGTATGAAGGGTAGGTTAAAGGCATCAGATTATACTCCGTGTTTTCAACGTTCAAGCCGTTGTAAGATGCTTTGAAAAACCACTCACGTTGCCACGCACCAAACTTATTTACAAAGTCAATTTGAACAGGTGTGTATTTACATTCCTCTTTCGGTACAAAGTTAGCCGTGTAAAGAACAGTTGCAGAGCCGTCAATGATTTCTAACTTGTTACCAACTGCTGCGTATGTTGTGTATACTCTTGGGATGTCTCTCCAAACGTTGTTAGTCAATCCTGTTGTTTGAGTTGCTCCCGTTGATAGGTTCGTGTATTTGACTGAGTTGCCGCTGCCTGTGTATAACGTCAACCATCCGTACTCTCCTGACAAATCGTAATTGTAAGTGTACGTTGATGGACTAAGTAAGTAGTTACCCAATGCAGGATTCGCTCCGTCTAAATATAGCCCATAACCATCCAAACCAAAATGCGTTTGAGTTGAGCCTACCTGAATGAATGAAGTAGTCACTTTCTTAAAGAGCTTTAAGCCTACATTGCACCATTGCGCACTCGGAGTTGCGGTAATCGTGGTTACGATAGTCTGAAGTGTAGCGTGTGAAATATACTCTCTAATGAACGGAGAAACATCGTAATATGTTGCAGGACTATTCGAAGACGGAATGAGCTTAGAAAGCGTGTATTCGGGTGACGCAGGCATTGAGCCTGTACCATTCCAAAGATAGATTTCTAATTTCGTTTCTATTTGCCCTGTTTCGTTTATTGATACGATGTAAGGACTCCTTGCATTTATGTTAGCCATTTTGTTTTATTATTTGGTCTACTTGTTGGTTGAATAATTTTAGCGCATCTAATCCGTATTTTTCTACGAGTTCCTCAGGTAATCTTTTGTAAGCAGCTTCAAATGGCTTAGTAAAAAACAGACTCGGTTTGATGCCGTTCATAAACACACTACGAGCAATAGCATAAGACAAACCTTTGCGGCTTTTAAACTGACCGCCTTTGGTTCTTGGTGATAAGCCTTTGCGCACAATCCATTTGTCAAATGCTTTAGGTGGGGGCATCTTGGATTTATAAGAGTAAGGAGTATTGTACTTCTTCTTCTTACCTGACACCCCTGCATCTTGAAAGATTCCGTAATCTTCCATTGAGAACTGAATCGACATAGAGTTAGGCATTGCTTTAACATCGCCCTTAATAGACTGATACAAGCGTTTAGATGAGTTCTTTTTCAGCCTTGACAAATTACGTCTTGACTGACTAATTACATAGTCTCTAAACTTCTCTAACTCCTTTTGTACTTCAGTCTTCTGCATCCGTGTTTTCTGCCTTAGCAGCAGCGTTCAAAATGTTTAATACAGGCACTCCAAATTTCATCGGCATTTCTGCGAGGATTGCTTCTAACTGCTTTACTTGTTCTTCATTTAACGTTATCATAGTTCGTGTTTTTACAAAATTGTAACCCCGATAGCCTCAGCTACGTACTCATTCACTACGTTGTTATCCAATCCCCAAGCTGCAAACTGCTCATCGGTTAAAGTGTAGTTGTCCGCCTTTAAGCACTTACCTTCTTCGGTTAAAAGTTCGTAGTAAGTGGTGCAAGTTGTTGCAGTTGTTTCGAAGTTCAATACTAATACGGTCATTCGTGTTGCCGTTCCTTCGTTAAGTGGGTAGACTACGGGTTCAATAGCTACTCCGTTTGTTGGTGTTGTTGTC